CCTAATATATTTAATATTATGAAATTTTTACGAGATAAAAAAATTAAAGGCGATCTATATAAAGTATGTCTTTATACTAATAATCAGGGACCTAAAGAATGGGCTAAACGAATCTGTCTATATTTAGATAATAAAGTAAACTATAAATTATTTGATAATCATATTGGCGCTTATATTGTTGATGGTGTACAAATTGAAGCTAACCGCACAACTCATGATAAAACAGTTGATGATTTTTTAAAAACTACTAAATTAGGAAATAAAACTCAAATATGTTTTATTGATGACTTATATCATGAAAAAATGGATAACGATAATGTTTACTATATTCATATTGAACCCTATAGTGTACTTTTACCTATAGATTTACTTGTTAGTAGATTTTATAATAATAATATAGATATGTCATATGATAATTTTAATAATTATATTCATAAATTTATGAATCGATACAATATGTCTGATTTAGAAAGAGATAGTAAAAGAGATTTTAACCATAATTTTAATGGAAAAGAACTTATGGAACATCTTGAAAATTTTTTATATCATCCCATTAATAAATCTACTCGCCGTAATAAATATGAAACTAAAAATAAAACTATTAAACGATAAATTTATTAATCATCTAAATCTATACTATCTAAACCAGTTAATAGTTGACTATCATCACTAATATTTTCATCACTACCTTCATTAATTGTATCTAGTGAGTATATATCTAATGACCGTGCACTGCTATCAGTTGCATCCACATATTTAGGCATCCAAAAATATGGTATTAAATGATTTTGATCTGGATATAAGTTTTCAAATATTGTTCTATAATATAATTGTTCCATTGTTTCTGGTGAATTATGTAAATAGACTTTATCTAACTCATATTTTATTTTAGTTTGTTTAGATACTAGCTCATCTATTATCTGATACCATGATCTATCTTTACTACTTACACCATCACTAAATGCTTCCTTTTTACGCCATAATACTTCTTTTGGTAAATAATCCTTATCAAATGCTTTTCTAAAAAGATACTTTTCTTGTTTTTTATTTGTATTAAATCGATATTCAACAGGAATAGAAAGGTAAAATGTTACAAAATCTCTATCTAAAAAAGGTGTTCGCGGTTCTAATCCTTGTGTAGAAATAGATCTATCTGATCTTAAAACATCAAAATATTGAATATTTTTTAATAATCTTTTACATTCATTATCAAACTCTAATGCATCTGGGGCGTGATTCATATAAAGATACCCACCCATTAATTCATCACTTCCATCTCCATTAAAAATTACCTTAGCATCTGAAGATTCAGAAATATATTGTGATATTAATAAGTTACCAACACTAGCTCTAACTGTAGTAGTATCATAACTTTCTATATTCTCTATTACTGAAGGAATAAATGCAAAAAAATCTTCTTCTGATACTACTACTTCTGTATGGTTAGACCCTATATGTTTTGCTACTAATCTAGCATATTTTAGATCTTCAGATCCTTCTAATCCAATACTATATGTTGATAATGGTTTATTATAAATTTTACTAACAATTGCAGCTACAATACTACTATCTAATCCACCAGATAATAGACAGGCAATAGGTCTATCACTTGTTGTAACCCGTTTATATATTGCTTCACAAAATATATCATGAATATTTTGTACAATTACATTTTCATCCATATCTTCATTTGGTGGATTAATTCTAGATAAATGAAAATTAGCAAATTTAATAGTTTTATCTATAACCCACTCACTATTTACTAGTTCTAAACTCATGTAACTACCTGGTTCAAATGGATTTATCTTATAATTATTTAATCCTTTATAATTAAATTCTTCAATATCTCTACTAAAAATATGTAATTGTTTCATTTCAGATGAAAATCCTAACATATTGTTTTTTTCTTGCGATGAATTATTTGAAAGATAAAATAATGGTCTTACTCCAAATTGATCTCTGGCAATAAAAATTTTATCTATATCATAATCTATTAATATAAATGCAAATACGCCATCTAATACATGTACTGTATAATCAATTCCATATTTTTCATATAGATGAATTATACATTCACAATCAGAATTCGTAAATGATTTTATACCCATTATTTCATATAAGCGTTTGTAATTATATATCTCGCCATTACATATTAGTACTTTATTATTATATTTAATTGGTTGATCAGATTTTTTATCTAATCCATTAATTGCTAATCTATAAAATGCTAAAAAAATATTTTTATTAATATCTATTTTATATGAATCGGGTCCTCTATGCTGCCCTTTTTGTGCATGTTCTCCAATAAAATTTGTTGTTAATTTAGTACTATTATAATTTAATAATCCAAATATTCCGCACATATACAATATAATAAATTAAATCTTTAGATTTGTTTTATTATAACACTATAAATATATGAGTAATTCAACAATAAATTGTAATTTATGTACAGATCGATTAGTTAATGAAATTAACGAACGAATTTTAGCAAGAACAATGGCTAGTGGTAATATAGATGTATTAATATCTCCAAGACCTCAGTCTACATTATATACTCGTCCATTTCATAATAGTATTCCCCCTGGGCCTCCTTGTAAACCAAGAGTTCTTAAATATAATTCTGATCCAAAAAAATATTTTTTACCATGTACTAAAGGTGGTACTTGGAGTCAATATAATCAAAATATTAATACAGAATCTATTTTAAGAAATCAGGTCTATGCATTACAAAATGCACCACAAGCTACATACGTTCCTAATAGTACTAGTGATTTATATAATTCAACTGTTCCAAAATATAATACTAGTACTGCACAAGGTCTATATCCTAATTTACCAACATCTAATACTGAATATAATATTTGGGGATTACAACCAACATTAAATAGAGAATCTGGATACCAATTTTTACCTCCTCCTGTAAATTTAGGAAATAAATTATTTAATAATGATACGCGGCAAGAAATAAAAGATAAATAATATCTATATATTATGAATGAAGAATATATAAATAAAATTACTTTAGAATATCTTTTAAACCCTAATATGTTAGTTAAAAAAAATCAAACTACACTAGATAATAATTTAGAGAAAGATATTAAATTTTATAGAAAAAGAATAAATCAATTAACAAAAGATATGATTAAAGGTAATTTTCCTAACAGTGATCTTAAAATGATATTTGAAAATTATACATATGAATTAATTTACTATTTTAAACAACAAGATACTAAAGATATATACCAAGAAGAATATTTAGATCTAAGTCTAAATAAACCTAATAATAATAATACAAATAATAATGATATTGAATCTATTAATAATTTATTAATTACTAATAAAAATGATCCAGTACCTACTTTAGAAAAATTTGTTAAAAAAATTAATATTACACCTGAAAATAATATTATTCCACAAAAAAAGAATATTAATATGAAAGACCCTAAACTAAGAATTAAAGGCGTAAAAAATAGTAGTAGTCATAAAGAATAATCTAATATAATTATAAGATGGTTGGTAGAACTAGAAAATACAAAAAAAAACAAAAATATACAAAAAAAGCTTTTAAATATTTAAATTGTAGTCCAACAAAAAAATTATCATTTAGTTGTTATTCTCCCGCAAATTTATTAAAACTTAAACGAGAATGGAATAAAGATCATCCTGATAAAAAAATTCATACTAATAACACATATAATATATGGAAAGCTCTTAAACAGCATATGAAAACAAATTGTAATAATGAACGTTGTTGGTTAAAGCAAAATTTTATATCAGATAATTTAGATACTTCTCTTACAAAATATACTTTTGCTCCTAGTGCACCTCCTACCTGGAATAAAAATCCGAATGAATGGTTAAATAGTAATGATATTATTAATGTAATGAAACAATATGAAAAAAAATATAGAAATTTTAAATTTATAGGACCATCACCCATTGATTTTGATAAAAAAAAAATGTTTGGACAATGCGTATGGAATGAATTATGCAATTTTAATCTAAAAAATTTATTACATAATGGTATTACTAAAATTGGTATTATATTAAATACTGATCCTCATTATCTAAGTGGTGCTCATTGGATATGTATTTTTATAAATGTTGATAAAAATTATATATATTATTTTGATAGTAATGCAGATAGAACACCACGACAAGTTCGAACTTTTTTAAATAAAGTTTCTTCACAAGCCAAACAACTTGATATTAATCTTAAAGAATATATTAATAAAATAGAACATCAAAAAGGTGACACAGAATGTGGTATGTATGTTTTATATATAATTACTACACTATTAAAAACTAATAATTTACCATATTTTAATAAAAGAATTTCAGAGAAAGAAATGGAATATTTAAGAAAAATATTTTTTAATTAATATAAAAATAAA